GGACTCCTTGTGTCCCTTATAAACTCTTGCACTCTTGAAACCAAGAAGCTGAAAAAAGGGACATAAATACCCACCGTGCACTCGCAGCACGTGTCGCCGTCCAATTTGCATATAGCACTTTGGAAAAATCGGGAGCTAAGGTCGTTGTAAAACGGGAGCTCCCATAAAGAGGAAAAAAGAAAAATCTTCGGCGATTGAAAGATCTTCTGTAAGTGTGACGCTGCCTCCTCGGGGCTTAATGTATACGTCACGGTAGGTACTATTAGAGCCTACAAAAGCGCCTCTAGCGTAGTCGAAGCGCGTGGGGCTATACCACGGAAACATGGTGATAATTGAAGGATTTACCCTCGTGTCCGCAAACTCATAGCCCCTAGAGAAGCGAACATTGTCTTGAGGTAAACAGCTAGTGCCACGCTGAACCATCATATAACCATCACCGTCCATACGGTACCAAGCTACCATTCCTCCACGAGCTGCCCCATAACAATGTTGAAGTAATAGAAATGGAGAAAGCACTTTACGTGGATGGAAGTGAAGGTGAGATTTGAACGTCGCAGGGCTGGATACTAGCACTCGGGCTGAAGGCCTCAATATTTTTAGGTCTTGGCGAAGACTTATGATGTCTTCTCCGGCATGGACCTGAATCATAGTGGTGTCCTGCCCAAGTGGTTTGCCTATCACAAACATGCTCTGCTCTTCTTCCGCCCCCTGGAAAGCGGCCTTAACCTCCAACACGGTCATAGAGAACAGAACAGTCCTGGCCAGAGGTTTGAAGCCTTCATCCCAAGGATCGGAAAAGTACGTACCCACGGATGCGTTAATCCTACCGCTAACTTTCTCGATTGAACCTCGAAAGGTTACTGTACCGGATGAACTTCCGGTATTGCAGATTCCGGCACTGGCCTGTGGTACAAAATAGGAGGTGGGCGGAGTTAGCACCAAAACGCATGATAGGGGTACGCCATTAACATTGAGCTCTATAAGTTCCCCTGTGCCTCCAAGTGATTCGACCATCTCTAGCATCTCTGCTGGTCCGATCTCTCTCACATACATATCTTCCGGCAAGTGCGCGTAAAACTTGTCAACTACCACATTATCCGAAAACTCGAAATCAGCAGATTGACGCGCAACTTGTGGCTGAGTGTTGCCCGACCTGATCCTAACTTCACCAGTTATCAAAATTGTGGAATTTGCATTCGTCGCGGTAACCACACCAACAGGCGCTGTAAAAGAGGCGTATGTGGATATGGATGGGTCACCTAAAATGCTGGGCCTCATAGACTTGGTTCCGCGTGTAATAAGTATACCTCCAGGGTCCGGCAAAATCCCACTTCGGGCTGCCATCCACTCAAATGGTACTTCTTGCAAGACTGCAGTACAAACGGGAGTCTTAGTAGGAAACAACGTTGCCATAAAAGACGGCTTAGCCGATGGAGAAGCACTAGGTTTTCCA